TGATAATGTCCATTATCTTGACAACGGACGGATCTCGGCCTGTCCCCCATCGAACGAATGTTCGCCGGCGAGCTCGAAGCCGACGAGCGTGCGAGCGCCTGTCCGCCCGACCCACCCCCCGAGGGGGGGCGGGGGGCGCGCACGCGTATATGTATAGATACCTATTCGGAGTGAGCGTTCAGGCCAGGACTCGTTGACCAGGGGTCAACTTTCTTGTTTGCCTGTGGGTAGTTCGTATCTGATATCTGATGGCACCCCTCGTCGGGGTGCCTATCTGATATCTGATCCCCCCCCAATGAAGAGATCGCACTGTCCCACATGGGACGGGGCGGGTTTGTAGTGGAGGTGTTGACATGCCGCAGAATGGTGGTGGGCGTGGCTGGACGGTGGGGTCGTCTGGTGAGCGTGAGATGCCTGAGCTTTGGGCTGAGTTGTTGGAGTGGTTGTTGCTGGGCTCTGAGCGGAGTCCTCGTACTCAGAAGGAGTGGGCTGAGGGTCGGGATATTCATGTTGATTCGTTGAGGCGCATTAAGCGTGATCCGAGGTTTGTGAAGGAGTGGGATCGTCGGTGTGCGGAGTTGAATATTCATCCTGAGCGGACGCAGTCGGTGATCGATTCGTTGTTCAGGTTGGCGTCGGATGGGGATGTGAAGGCGGCGTCTTTGTATTTGCAGTACATCGACAAGTTCACGCCGAAGCGGCGTGTCGTTGTTGATGATGAGCGTGCTGCTTCTGGTTTGTCGGATTTGGAGCTGGCTGACGAGTTGGAGGCTTTGGTCGCCGAGTTTCGTGATGTGGAGGTTGGCGATGAGGGCTGATCGGGCGGAGCAGATGGGGTTGTTGCGGGCTGCTCGTTCTGAGGAGCGCGCTAAGTTGCGTCGTGAGGTGTTCGCGATGCATGCCAGGGGGGTTCCTTGTCATGTCGGGTCTTGTTGTGCGTTGGAGCGTGAGGAGCGTGATGGCCGGTCCGAGGTTTGATGAGGATTTGGGGTGGCGTGAGGAGGCTTTTGGTGAGCATCCTGTGTTGGGTCCGTGGGGGGATCCGTTTTATGGCCCTGGTGCCGATGAGGTGTTGGAGTGCGGCATTGAGGATCCTGAGGTGTGTGAGTCGTGTCAGTGAGGGAGTGGGTGTTGTGCGGCGTGGTGACGGCCATGTTCGTGTTTGTTGCGTTCACGGTTTGGGGTTTGGGGCGGACGTTACAGTCGTTGTTCGATTAGGTGAAAGTTTGGATTGATCAGGATCTTTGCACGGGTGATGGGATCTGTGCGGAGATTTGTCCGCCGATTTTCGAGATGGCTGACGACGGGTTGGCTTACGTCAAGGAGGAGCATTGGAAGTCGCTTGCTGGTCCCGAGGGCGGCAAGGGTGATCCTGTGTTGAAGATGGCTGAGGGGACGGCGTCGGTGTCTGAGGAACTCCTCGAGGCTGTTGTAGAGTCTGCTGAGGAGTGTCCTGGTGAGTGCATTTTTATCGAGGTGGGTTGATGCCTGACGTTTGTTGGCAGTACAGGAAGGGGGCCCCACAGCGCGGTGAGCACGAGTGGCAGTCTTATGCGACTGCCACGAAGTGGGATTGGGAAGAGTGCCGGCATTGCGGCCAGATGCGTAATGTCACGCCTCGGTGAGCTCCGCCAGGAGGCGGAGTGGCGTAAGTGTGTTCGTAGCGAAAAGTATTTCCTGGAGCATTACTGGTATATAGCTCATCCTGCTGAGGGGCGCATCCTGTTCAAGTTGCGGAAAGCCCAGGCGGAGGCGTTGGAGCATTGGGGCGAGTACCGGTATTCGTTGTCGTTGAAGGCCCGCCAGATCGGGTGGACGACTTTGGTGGCCGCCCACCAGTTCTGGTTGGCGTTCTTCCACCCTGATCAGAACATCATCGATCTGTCTCGCACGGAGCGCGAGTCGGTGTTGTTGTTGCGTAAGTCGAAGTACGGGTTTTCCCACATGCCGAAATGGATGGTGGATCGGGGCCCGAAGTCGCTGATTGAGCATCAGCAGAAGATGGGGTTTGCGAATGGTAGCCAGATTACTTCGATGCCTTCGGCATCCGATCCTGCTCGAGGCGAGTCAGCGACGCTGGTTGTGGTTGACGAATGGGCGTTCCTCCCTAACGCTGAAGAGGCGTGGGCTTCTATAGAGCCGGTTGCCGACGTTGGCGGTCGCATCATCGGCCTGTCGACCGCTAACGGGTCGGGAAACTTCTTCCACGGACTGTGGGTAGGTTCGACGACTGGTGCGAACAAGTTTGAACCAATGTTTTTTCCGTGGTCTGCGACCGAGGACCGCGGGCCGGCATGGTACGAAGAGAAGAAACAATCGATGCTGCCGTGGCAGCTCGCTCAGGAATATCCGACGACACCCGAGGAGGCGTTCGTCAAGTCAGGCAACCCTGTGTTCGACCTGGACTTGTTGGAGGAGATGCAACGTCAGGTCCGGTTTGGGGAGTCGGGGTATTTGCACAGGGTGTCGGCTAGGGCTGTGGAGTTTCGCCGATGAGTTTGGAGGTGTGGGTTCATCCGAATCCGCAGCATGGCTATGTGATGGGGGTGGACACCGCTGAGGGTTTGGGGCATGGCGATTATTCGTGTGTCCACGTTTTGGATTTGAACACGGGGGAGCTGGTCGCTGCGTGGCATGGGCACATTCCGCCTGATGCTTTGGCTGACGAGGTTTTGTCGTTGGGGCTCTGGTATCGGGACGCCTTGTGTTGTGTCGAGTCGAACAATCATGGTTTGACGACGATCACGATGTTGCGCCAGTTGGGGTATCCGAATCTGTTTCGGCGCCGTTCGTTGAATCAGGCGACTTCTAAGGTGTCCCAGGAGTTTGGGTGGAAGACGACTCGGACGACGAAGCCGTTGATGATTGACGATTTGTCGATGGCGTTGCGGAACAACGAGTTGACGATCTATGACCGTCACACGATTGCCGAGTTGCGGACGTTTGTCCGCAATGATCGGGGGTCGATGTCGGGGTCTCCTTACGATGATCGTGTGATTGCTTTGTCTTTGGCGAATCAGATGCGGAAGTACGCGTATGCGCCTGAGTTTGTGCAGAAGGTCGACGATTACTGGACTGTGGACTGGTTTGCCCGTTTGGGGGACCGTTCTGGTGCTGTGGGTGACGATTTGCGGATCGGTGGCACGACGGTGCGTGGGACACCGTATTTGTCTAAGTAGGGATCCCTACAATCCGAGAGGTGCCTTTATGGCAGTGAAGAACTTCGTGGCGTTTACGAACGGTACGGAAACCATCGATGGCCCGAAGGGGCAGAACAACAGGATGGAGCGCGGCGGTTCTGTCGTGTCGAATCCGATTTGGGAGCCGGCGGCACCGCAGTCTCCGAAGCAGCGGTTCGGCGACCCGAAGTACGCCAATCAGACTGGCGACTACGGGGAGATCAGCGTGCGTGAAACGCCGGTCAACCAGCACGGCATCGTCGGCAAGGTTGAGCCTGCGAAGCCGCAGCCTGACCTGAAGGGCCACAACGCCGCCCCACACACCAAGCGTCCGTAACTGTGGCGGTTCTGCCACCTGATGCGACGTTCGACGATTTCGTTTCATATACGGAATCTGTTCGGGGGCCTGTGGGTTCGGATGAACTCAGAGACCTCTGGGAGTGGCGTCAGAAGCTCCTGACGTTGCGCGTCGACACGAGGGTGGGTTACCGCTCCCAGTTGCCTGCCGATGAGCAGCATCTGTCTCGCCGCGAGTTGGGAGACAAGCGGTACCAGGAGGCGAAGTCTCAGGGTCGCAATATCGAAAGGTTGCCTGACAAGGCGTATTTCTGATGCCTCGCAAGACTCGCGGTGAGACCCTGGATCAGTACCGGCAGCGCATTGATCGTGCGCGTCGTTGGCGCGACCAGGAGGGTCTCGATGAGACTTGGTGGCGGCTGAACGACCTGTACCGTGGCCGGCACTGGCCTCGGTCGACGACGGCGCAACGCGATTTGATCGCTGTGAATCTGTCGTTTTCGACGGTGAACGTGATCGCCCCGTCGGTGTCGGTAAACCATCCGAAGATTGTCGTTTCCGCCAATGAGCCTCAGAACAGCGACAGGGCCGCCTTTGTGGAGGCGGTCGTGAACCATATGTGGCGGCATCACGATTTCCGCACTCCGTTCCGCCGTGCCGTGAAGGACTTTTTGATCTTCGGCCACGGCTGGGTGAAGGTCGGTTGGAAGTTCGTCGAGCAGGAGATGTCGCTGTCGGATGCCGAGCAGCAGGACATGCTCGATCAGGCCATTTCGGAGGTAGACGCGTTTGCTGCGGAGGCGCCGGCTTTGGCTGGCGGTCTCCCCACGGACGATGAGATGGCTGCGAATGTTCCCCAGACGGCGATGATGGTTGTGGAGGATCAGCCGTTTGTGGAGCGGGTTTCCCCGTTCGACATTTATGTCGATCCCGAAGCGACCTGCATGGACGATTTGACTTGGATCGCTCAGAGAATCGTTCGTCCTCTTGAGGAGGCGCAGAACGACAAGCGGTACCGGCCTTCGGTGCGGAAGCAGTTGACGGCCGACGGTGGGGTGAACCCGATGTACGCCGCCCAGTATCTCGACAACAGGGAGTACCTGTTTGACGAGGAGCGGGTGACGATTTGGGAGTTTTACGACATTCGTTCTAACACGATGTCGGTGTGGGGGGAAACGACTGACGAGTTTTTGATCAATCCGTTGCCGATGCCGTATGCGTATGGGCAGCCGTTTGTGATGCTCCGCAACTATGACGTTCCCGATTTCTTTTATCCGATAGGCGAC